ATAACAAGTTTTCAGGCCAAGCCGCAGCTAGATTAGATACCTATGCTGGAAAGTTAAGTTTAATATCTGTTGCCGCAGCCAACTCACAAGAAATTATTGGTAAAGGTTTATTAGATGCATTAAGCGCTTTAGGTAAAGATAACAGCATTGCAAGTGTAACTAATAGCATGGAAGATTTTGCTACTGCTACTAGCGAGGTATTGGTCGGGCTAGGTAAGGTAGCAGGTAAATTAAAAGAGATCACAAATATCCCGGGTATAGATGGATCATTTTTAAGAAACGTACCTGGCATTGGTGCAGTGCTAAGAGCTACAGAAGCATTAAGGGGCGCAGGTCGCCAGCAAACAGATAGAGGTGGCCAAGAAAGAACCGCAGGTAGAATTAATGCTCAGCAAAGAAAACAAGAAGAACGAGCAATTAAAAACTCTGTTGCATTACGCAAAGCAGAAAATGATTTATTAAAGAAAAAGACAGCCGTAGATCAATTAAAAGATAAGTTTGACTTAGAGCGTATAGGCTTAAATGTAGCCTTAAATGAAGCTGTAGATGCAGAAACTAAATTACGCATTAAGGCACAGATAGCGATATTAGATAACAATGAAGCGTTGGCTAAAAAACTGCTAGCCGAAATGGAAGCCACCAATAAATTAAAAGAATTTGCAGATGCGTTGGCAAATGGCACTAATAAATATGATGCAATGATTAGCGGTTTAATTGGACAATTTAGAGCGCTAGGTTTATCACTACAAGAATCTATGGCTTTAGCAGGTATGTCCGCTAGATACCAAGCCCAGGCTGATGCTTTTGCAGCTGGTAGAGGCCCAGGTGGGGCAGCGCCATTATCTACAGATCCATACGACATTTTAATTAGACAACTTGCGCCAGAATTAAATAGTCAATACGGATTACCTGCACAAGAAGCCATATCATTAGCCCACATGTCTGCAAGGTATCAAGCCCAGGCTGATGCAATTACTTTAAGAATAGATGCTTCTGGCGACAAGATGAGCCAAGCAATTGCTGAAAGTATTCAACAAGCGACTAGAAATGGTTATAGCATTTCTGGCGCTGGACAGTTGCCATAATGACATTACCTGTAATAAATGCAGTAATTAACTTTAGTACTGGCCCTAGTTTTGCTCAGGCCATGATTTTAGATACAGGTATTTTAGGCACAAACGTATTAGCAGATTCAGCATCTGTAATTGTAGATGTATCCAATCAAGTAAACAGAATAGAAACTAATAGAGGCCGTACTGCGCTTAGTGATGAGTTTCAAACAGGTTCACTTACTCTACGCATAACAGATCAAAATGGCGATTTTAACCCACAGAATGTATCTGGGCCTTATTACAATTTATTAACGCCTATGAAGAAGGTGCAAATTACTGCTACTTATGGATCAGTAACTTATCCTATATTTGCAGGATACATTACAAGTTATGTTACTACCTATCCACAAGAATCAGAAGATGTAGCAATGACTACTATACAAGCTGTAGATGCCTTTAGGTTAGCTCAATTAGCACAGATAAGTACAGTGGCTGGCACTAGCGCTGGTCAATTATCGGGTGCACGTGTGGACGATATTTTAGATCAGATTTCATGGCCAGCATCTCAGCGAGATATTGATCCAGGTCTTACTACATTACAGGCAGATCCAAGCACTAACCGCACAGCACTACAGGCACTATTCACAGTAGCTAATTCTGAATATGGTGCTATTTATGTTGATGCCGATAATAACTTTGTATTTCAAGATCGAGGCGTAACGGCTGGATCTATTGGTGGCACACCCACAGTGTTTGCAGATGATGGATCTGGTATATCTTACTTTGATGCTACTTGGATATTAAATGACGTACTTATATTTAATAAAGCTACTATTACTAGAGTTGGCGGTAGCCCACAGGTAGCCCTAAATCAAGCCAGCATAGATAAATACTTTTTGCATAGTTACTTTTTAGACAACCTTTTAATGGAATCAGATGCCGTAGCCCTAGATTATGCTCAGGCTTATATCGCCTCTAGGCAAGAAACCTCTATCCGTGTGGATGCCATAGTTTTAGACTTATATACACCTAGTTACAATTCAGGCATAGTAGCTGCCTTAGACCTAGACTTCTTTGATCCAATTACAGTTAAAACCACCCAACCTGGTGGATCGATTTTAGAAAAAACTTTACAGATTTTTGGGGTAAGAATGAACATAACCCCGAATAGTTGGAAAACCACGTTCACGACACTAGAGCCAGTTATAGATGCTTTTATCCTAAATAATAGCATTTATGGTACTTTGGGCTATAATGTCCTAAGTTACTAAGGAGTATAGATGGCTATAGGATTTCCAGTAAAAGCAGATTACGTAACAGGCGATGTATTAACAGCTGCCAATATGAACGATCTTTCTGGCACATTAAACACAATTCAAAGCGTTGAATATGCAGCGGGTAAAAATAAAATTATTAATGGTGATTTTGGTGTATGGCAACGTGGAACATCATTTACTAACAATTCAAGTGGTGCTTACAATTCAGACCGCTTCAAGCAGTTCTATGATGGATCTGGTGCAACTCGTATTGTAAGCCAGCAAACATTTACACCAGGCGCTGCACCTGCCGCACCTTATGAGTCACAGTATTTTTTAAGGTTTAATCAAAGTGTTGCAGGAACTAGTGGAACATTTAATACTTTAACACAGCCTATAGAAGATGTTAGAACTTTTGCAGGAAATACAGTTACACTTTCTTATTGGGCAAAAGCCGCTGCTACTCTTTCCTTAACTATTGAGGCAGACCAAGGCTTTGGTTCAGGGGGATCATCAACTGTAACAACTTCCGTTGTTTCTGGTCAAACAATTACAACTTCTTGGGTTCGCTATTCTCACACATTTACACTTCCTTCAGTATCAGGAAAAACTATTGGCACAAGTTCTTTTGTAAATCTTTCTTTTAAGTTACCTGTTAATACAACATTTACTTTTGATACTTGGGGATGGCAACTAGAAGCAAGTTCAACTGCTAGCGATTTCCAAACTGCAACTGGAACTATTCAAGGTGAGTTAGCCGCTTGCCAAAGGTATTATTACAGAGCGCAAGCAACAGCAAATTACACTCGTTGGGGTATTGGTCAATGTACTTCCTCAACAGCAGCAGCAGGGTTTGTAAAGTTTCCAATTACTATGCGAACTTCACCAACTGCTTTAGAACAAACTGGTACTGCTTCTAATTATGGATTAACTACTTCAACAGGTTCGGTAAATGCTTTGTCAACAGTACCTACTTTTGATAGTGCTAGCCCAGATGGTTCAACTGTAGTATTTACTGTATCCTCTGGATTAACTGCTGGAAATGCAACTCAATTTTTACCAAATGGAACTACTGTACCTTATTTAGGATGGAGTGCTGAACTATAATGGAATTTATTGAATACGGCGAAACAATAACAGGCGAAAAATTATTTGCTCGCATTGATGAAGATGGCTTAATACGATACACCTGTATTGAGTCTGACCCTGCATATCAGGCTTGGTTAAATCCTAAAGCGGCACAATCCACCCCGATTGTAACTGAGGATGAGTAAACAGCCCTGGCTGTGTGCAGCTGGTAAACAGTTAAGAGATCAGATTGATACCTGGTATCCAGATCGCCGCTCTACCAGTGATGGGTGGATTGGTGATGCTCGTCATTCCGCCAGCAAATCGGATCATAATCCAGACGAACGCAGTGGATTCGTTGTCAGAGCCATTGATATTGATAGTCGTTTGGATACATCCGAACAGCTCTCGATATATCTGGCTGACCAAATCAGGGTCTGTGCTAAAACCGATAAGCGCATATCTTACGTAATCCATAATGGCTTTATAGCTTCAAGGATTATGGGATTTAAGTGGCGCAGGTATCGTGGCATTAACCCACATAAAAAGCACATCCATATTAGTTTTACAAAGTCAGGCGACAAAGATGGCAAGCCGTTTGATATACCACTACTAGGGGGAAAAATATGAAGATAACAAAGAAGCAGAAAGCAATACTAAAATCCTACGCACGTGGAGTATTAGTATCTTTCTTAACATTTTTAGCAAGTAATGAATTAGGTTTAGATCCAGCATTGTCTGTAGTAGTTGCAGCATTAGCTGGCCCAGCGGCTAGGGCTTTAGATAAATCCGATACAGCTTATGGTGTCGGTGCTAATGAAAAATGAGTCCAACAGAATGGGCTGGCTTTGGCGCTGGCGTTATGGCCGTGCTATCAGGCGGGCTAATCGGATTACGTTTTCTCGTTAAAGGCTGGTTAAACGAACTAAGACCTAATGGTGGCTCTAGCATGAAAGATCAATTAACAAGGTTAGAACAGCGTGTTGATGATCTATTCCTTATCATGAATAAGCGACAATAGCAACATGGCTACCGCACGCAAGCGTAAGAAGGTTAATAAGCGCAAGGGTAAATACACCCATGAGCAAATTAATACCAAGTTAGATACCTATGCCATATCGTTGCGTGAGTTTTATTTAAGCCTAAGACGTGCAGGATTTCCAGTAGATCAAGCTCTAGGAATGTGCGATAAAAACGTATTCCCAGATTGGCTAACACCATCTAGTCCAGACTTTGATCCAGTTAATCCAGACCATAACCCTTACGAAGATGAGGATGATAATTAAGCGTTGGCTAGTAATCAGCGATTTACAAGTACCATACCATCATGAGCAGGCAGTTAAGAATGTTATTAAGTTGGCAAGACGTGAGAAGTTTGACGAGGTTTTATGTGTTGGTGATGAGATCGATTTTCAAACCATTAGCCGATGGGCTGAGAAAACACCTTTGGCTTATCAACAGACCATACACCAGGATCGTGAAGAGTGTAAACAAATACTGTGGGATCTCGGAGAGTATAGCCGAGAAATGCATATTATCCGCAGTAATCATAGTGATCGCCTTTATAGCACTTTATTAAAAACACCTGGCTTAATCAGTTTGCCAGAGCTGCAATACCCTAAGTTTATGGGCTTTGCTGAAATGGGTATGACCTACCATAAAACAGCTTATGAGTTTCACCCTGGCTGGGTTTTATGTCATGGTGACGAAGGTAGTATGAGCCAGCATGCAGGCATCACTTCATTAAATTTAGCAAAAAAGTATGGCAAATCCGTAATTGCGGGGCATAGCCACAGGTTGGGCATGAGTGCCTATTCAGAGGCCATAGGAAGCCATTACAGGCCTTTATATGGTGTTGAGGTAGGAAACCTTATGGATCGCAGAAAAGCCTCTTACATCCGCTATGGAAGCGCTAATTGGCAGATGGGCTTTGCTATACTAGAAGCCACAGGTAAGAATCTAACCCCTACTCTAATACCAGTAAACAAAGATGGCTCTTTCACAGCGCTTGGCAGGCATTACAGCTAATAACGTTATCAAATCGTTATCAAAATTAAGCCCTAAATCATCCACAAAGTCATACACAAGTGTCACACTATTGACATGCCACAAAGCGTGTGCATAGGAAGTAGGGCTACAAATGAATAACATATGGCTAGAAGCTAGACAGGATGGTCTGATATTTTTTATGATCATGCTAGGTCTAGCAGTGTTGGTACTGGTTTATTGGAAGATACAAAGTAGAGCGTTTGATCGTGGCTACTGGGTCGGTAGATCAGCTGGCTGGAAAGCATCTATTGAGCATAATCAGAAAATTGAGAAACTAAGATCTAGAGCTGTGTTTGATTATGACAAACACTGAGAAACTGTTTGCAGATGCGGTCACACTTATACACGACAGAGGGATGCATTACGGCCACCCAGCAATCCAGATGGATCGAAT